CGATGTTCCAAGGCAAGAGACAATTTCAAGAAGAAGCACAAAGAGGCGCAGAAGTAGAAAGTCAAGGTGAAGCTCTTGGTAGAATGTATAGTTCGGAGACAGGTCTAGGGATTGCTGATGATAAAAAAGAAGGCAAAGATATATTAAAAGATGACGAAGGAAATGTTATCTTTGATGCAGCGGCTAAGAAAGAAGAGTGGAAGGATCAATATGTCCCAGAAAAACAAAGGACAATGGACGATGCTGAAATTCGAGCATCACAAGGAACAGACGCACAGCAAATACAAGCAGCTGACGATGCTAAAGAAGAGGCTGAGAAAGACACAAAGGAATCAAAAGACGCTGCTAAAGAAACAAGAAAAAAGACAAAGGAAAAAACAGATAAAAGAACTGGCCAATCAACAGAACCGTTAGCCCAAAAACAATTAGAAACATTAGAAGAAATGTTAGAGGTTCTACAAAAGATAGAATCTAACGGAGGCATGGGTGGCGGTAGTGGTGATGATGAAGGCGAAGAAGATGATGGTGGACGAAGAAGACGTCGTAACCGAGGCCGAGATAAAGACAAAGACAAGAAAGGCAAGAAAGGCAAACGAACAAGAAGCAGATCCAGAAGAGGCGGAAGAAGAGGCGGAAGAAGAGGCGGAATCAAGAGTCGTATGAGACTTGGTAGAATGCAAGGCAGAGGCCTGATGCGTAGCGCAATGACTCGAGGCTCTAGTATGATGAGTAGAGCGCCAGGTATGATGAGCAACATGGCATCCAGAGGTGGTGGCATGATGAGTAACATGGCATCCAGAGGTGGTGGTATGCTTGCCAGAGGTGGTGGTATGCTTGCCAGAGGAGCTGGTGCAGTAGGCAGTGGTTTAGGAAGTGTAGCTTCAGGAGCTGGAGGATTACTTAAAGGAGTTGGAAGTATAGCTAGTAAAGCGTTCTTACCTTTAACTGCAGCAGCTGGTGTAATAGGTGGTGTAAGACAAGCATTTAAAACAGATGAGTTTGGAGAAGAGGGAGAAGATCCTACCATGGGAATGCGAGGAGCTAGTGCAGTAGGTGGCCTAGTGTCTGGTTTAACTTTTGGAATGGTGGGCGATGAAGGAGCCGATAAAATATCTAAAGCTGTGTATGGTAAAACAGACATGGAAACAATGGAAGCTGTTAAAGAAAAAGATCCTGAACTTTATGCAAAAATGCAAACAAGATTAAAAGCAGGTGATGATTTATCCGATGTCATAAAAGATGAAGGAGAGAACATAAAAGAAGCGGGTGTAGATAACAGAGGATTATTTACTAAGGCCTTAGATGCCAGTCCTTTTGGAATGTTGAAGAGAGGGTTGACTGACTTAACCACAACAACCGATAGAGAAAGAGGCCTTGATGAGGCTCAAGAAGGTGGATTGTATCGTAAAAGAGGATTAATGGGCCAATCATCACTAGATAAGAGTAAACTAGCAGGTGCAACTGCTGAGCAACTTAAAGGTATTATAGATGACGACGATTTATCTAGTGAAGATATGATGGCCGTTAAAGAAGCACTCGTAGCTAAAAGAGAAGGTAAAGACGCTGCAAGTCTTGCAAGCGTTACAACACCAACAGCTGCTGCAGTAGGTAATATGACTGGAATATCAGGCGATGCCGCTGCCCTTGAAACTGAAAGTATAGGAGCTAAAACAGGTGCAATGATAGCAGCTGCTAATAAGATGGGTCCTGGAGCAGCAGCTGGGGCTCAAGGTGGTAAAGAAGATAAAGGTAAAATTATAGGAATGTTCAGTACGCCAGGTGTTAGAAATAATGATCATGTAGTCCATAGAATGATGGACCAGAGATTTTCTTAAAGAGCTTTAACTCTGTTCCTTAATCTTTTAGCCCTCGGTCCTACTTGATCCGCCCAACGACTATCCATCATTTCAATAGAAGCTGTTTTCCAATCACTATTATTAATTGCTTTAATAAACTTTTTAAATTTGCCTAGTCTAGGCCGTCCTAAATTAAACATCATATTAACAAGAACCTCTTGTAGTTCTCCTGGATAATCATTCCATTTATCTTTAAATAGCGCTTCACATTCTGATATTGATGTGTCTAAATCTTTTTCAAAAACTTCTCTAACTCTTTCCTCTGAAACCGGTGTCTCTAAACTTTGTTTATATTCTGGATCTTGAACTAATATTAAATGTCCTACACCAAATGTAGGGTATCCTAAATGATCGTGGTATATTTTATATACTACGCCCTCATCTATTTTTAATTGTTCGTAGATTTTATCTCGATTCATTATTGTATTCCTGATTGTATGTGAATTGCATTCCAGGTTTTACAAAGCATGTTGTAATGCTTATCCTGTTGTTTTTATATTTATCCTTTTCTTCCCCAATTACTTGTTGTGCTTCAAAATTTAATCCAGGCACTTGATGTTCTAACCAAGCAGGCCAAACAATTAAATCTCCTGGTTTAGGATAAAATATTTGTTCTAAAGCGTTATGTTCTCCTTTAATATTATCTCCTGGCACCCATGATGCAAACAAATCAGCATCTGGACTTTTAAATATTATTGGAGAATGTTCTTCATCTCTCTTTACATAATAGGTAGCAATAAGATGATAACTATTATGAGCATGCCAACCATAGTCATCTTCTTCGTCCATTGTTGTATGCCATGATAAAGAGTGCCATCGTTTTCTTAATGATTGTAATATTACAGGTGGCATACGGAATTGTTCCATATATTCTATTGCGTTTTCATGTATGATTTTATATAACTCTGGAAAATCGTTTACACCTTCCATAGGATCTTCTTTAGTATATACTTTATGGTTTCCATGTTGGTCGTATAAAGAACTCTTCTTTAATCTTTTACCTCTTGTTCCAGGCCATTGTTTACTATTATAGATATTGTTAATGTCAGACTCTAAGCCCTCTAAAAGATTTAGTGCTACATTCTCTTTATATGAAATAGGTACGCCAAGGATTTTCATTCTTGTAACAACCAAGGGATTAAATATTTGCCTGTGGTATCCCACTTGCCCATTACAAGTTTACTTGGATCTTCATGATGGTTTTTATGATAGTCTTCTCCACCCATAAAAATATTACATAACCAATTCAAATTTTTAGGCTCTCCTTTTTTACCACTATGTCCAGCCCAATTTAAAATATTAGTCCAAATCCAACTCCATGAAAACAAGAATGCTAACCACACCATAAGCCACTTACTAACTAAACCTAATACAATCCAATTGGCTAACCATAATTTCCAATAATTATTTGTAACCCATTTTGCTTCATGATTCCTGGCATATACTCTCATATATGATACTGTTGGTTTAACTTCATCATACCTACCAAAAAACATTCTCCAGAAACCTATTTGTTTAGGACCATGAGGATCGCCTTCTTCGTCTGTATGTTTATGATGTTGTAAATGAGATACAACATAGTGGCCTGGAGGACCGAACCCTGTCATAACCATAAAGTAAAACATAATCTTTTTACCTAACCAGGAAGGTTCAAACGCATTGTGGGTTAACCAACGATGATATCCAGCATTGCCTAGTCTTGCTATAAAAGAGGCAAGTACAAAAAAGAATATTGCTTGTGGAACTGTTCCACCGCCGTATATAAACCACAGAGGTACACCGATTGCTGTAGTGGTGTATAGAACAATTATTTTAATCAATACTTTGGTTGTGTACTTCATATTACTATTTATTAGTCAAAAAGAAGCCCTTATTAATAAGGGCTCCCAAAACTCTAGGTTTTAATTACTTTTCATCAGCAAGCTGCTTAAAGTAACTTAATGTATCATCTTCATCATCAGCTACTGCTGGTGCTGGTTCTGATACTACAGGCGCTGCTTGAGTTGCTACTGTCTCAACAATAGGCTCTTGTGCAACGGTTTCTGCTGTAGGAACGGCCTTAGAACTACCTAATACCATATCCAATTTAGCTTTCAACTCTTCATAAGACTTGAATTGATCTGGAGAAACAAGTGTACCTAAGTCATATTGTTTATTCCAAATTTCTTCAATGGCCTCATCAGACTCTGCAATAGGTGAAGGCGAATCAAATTCACTTTTATCATAATTACGATAGCCTTCTACCTGTCTAATTTTTAGTCTAAAGTTAGCCCCTTCCCAGAAATCAAAAGGATTTACTGGTTGTTCATCCTGAAACTCAGGCTTCAAGACATCTTGAATTTTATCAAAGATCTTTTTACCAAATTTGTAGATAAAAACTTTACCTTCATTTTCAGTATTAACAGGATCTGAGATGACTTGGATATTAGCCCAATAGTTCAAACGTCTTTTTTGTTTACGAGCTATCTCTTTATTAGACTCTACACCAGAATTCCATAGTTCAGTGTTTAATTCTGAAACAGGATCTTGCTTGTTTAGAGTTGTGAGAGAATTCTCGATATACCATTTTCCACCAGGACCTTGAAATCCGTGGTTGAACATTCTAACCCAAGGGACATCAGTATCTGTTGCACCTTTATGTAAAGGCAAGAATCTGATAATGAATAAACCATTACCTGCTGAGTCTACTGTGGGTTTCCATTCTCTGTCGTCACCTTTTTTAAAGTTAGACTGAGGGTTTGAGATTTTTTCGACTTCCTTCATTAAGTTATCGAAATTTCCGCGCTGTTGGCGAAGTTGTGAAAGTGTATTAAACGACATATTTTTCTCCTTGTATTGCGTTGTATAGCGTTGTATTTGCGTTGTATAACATTATTAAAAGTGGCCATTGCCCCCGAAGGGACAATGACTTCTAATTTTGACGGGCCGAAGCCTTTAGTCCCGAAGGATGTCTAACTAGCAATATTATTTATAAGAGTTTCATGTTTTAGATGTAACTTTTTGGTATCCAAGTTGTTCATTAATAGAAAAGGCCTGTACCGTTGTATTGTTCTACATGTATCTCCTATTATTAAATCGCCTCTTAAATTGGTTAAAAAGGGTGACATAATATCTAAGATTGCAACTGTTTCTATCTTAATATGTCCTCCCATAAATAGCCTTACTTCAACAGGGTGATTATTCTTTGACATTAGATATTTGTTCCAATTTTCTATTGCCTTTAGATCTTCTCCAAATGTATAACTAATTTTAGATTGTCTAGCAATCCATTCATGAAAGACTTCTATCTCTTCCATACCATATGGCATGCCACATTTCTTATGGCCTGTTATAGCATTAGCAACAGACAAAGCTATGAACTCTGGTTTAGACCATCTATCTGCAACTGCTTCAAACATTTCTTTTAGGAAATGTTTTCTATCTTCTCCGTCAAAATATTTTCTAGGCATCTTCACAGCATTACCATATTTGTATTTGTCTTTAAAAGCAAAAGGAAATCTCTTATCATCATAGTTACTCCAAAAATGATCTTTAACAGCAAGGTGTACTTTCCATGCTGCAAAGGGTTCCATTTTATTCAAAGGTTTCTTCAATTTCTAACCCGCCATTTTCATAGTATTTAAATGTTGCTTTCTCTTTTTGATACATTTTTCTTTCGTAATCAACACCACTTAATTCTGCATATTCTTTTAATGTTCTTTTATCACCTAAACCATACTTTCCTTTGGTGTTGCCTTGTAGTACTTCATTAACCTTTTCCTCTGCCATTTCAATTCTTAAGTCTTTTTCTATTTTTAATTCAGGACTTGCTTCTGCCATATTCCAATGTAACTCTCTTTTTAAATCTAAATCATCACTATTATACCAATGATATAATGGTGTATTAGGTACATGAACTAAATCGTAACCGTGTGTAAATGCCCGAAGTGCTAATGTTGTTTCTTCACCTGCAAAATATATCTCTGGATCGTATGGTATTTCTTTTACAAAATTTCCTTCTGTAAAAATTAATCCTGCTGATAGTGCAAACCCTCTATAATATTTTTTGCCTGGTATAACATGTGCCACTTGGCCTGAATGATATCCTTGTGAGAAAGGTAAGTGCATTGTCATAACATGAGTTTGATCTGGATCGTCTGTTGTAACTCTAAATATATATTCCTGATCTGTGTTAAAGAAACCACCTTTAGGTGTAATGACATCGAAAGCTCTAGGATATCCTGTTATGATTGGTTTATCAAACCACTCTAAACAATTATTATATTTTTCTAATAAGTTTTTATCCCAGTCCTTTTCAAATAATGTATGGGAATCTATTTGCATGAAAATCTCTTCACCTTCATATAAGTCTGTTTGTATCTTACTTCGTGCCCAACATGCTCCTTTAGCATCTTCGGGATCACAAGTTTTATATCGTACATTGTCTGGAAGATCTTTTAGAATATCTTTAGACTGATCAAAGACACCCAACACCAAATCGTCTTTATACTTTGCATTCTTTATTATAGAGTCTATCGTATAAGGAAGTATTGGATCTTGAAACGATGCTATCGAGACAAATATTTTCATAAAGGTAACTTACTTTTTCTTTTTTCTTTTAATAAAT